TTTCTACATAACTCTTGTACGTATCTCTCTCGTCATTAGCCATTTGCAATTGAGACTCAAGTACAATGATCTGAGCCTGAAAAGAATTTAATTTTTGATTTGTCTTATCAATAATTACATTAAAAAATTTACTCTGGTCTTCCATATTCACCCCATAAAAAATAACGTTATAGTATATTTATAGGCGTTATTTTAATACGTTCCTCCGTCGATACCACCAAACTCCGGCGTACCATTTGTACCGGCTTTAAGTACTTGCCCAGAAGTACCAGCAGCCGTTACTTTTAATGCACCTGTTGCGTTACCAAACAATATACCATTAGCTGTAAATGTACCTCTACCCGTACCGCCATCTACTACTGCAATATTAGCAGTAAGGCCTGATACTGTACCACCAGTTAAATTAGCAACTAAGGATGCAATAGTGTATCCAGAATCAGAAGTACTGATTGTGTTGCCAGTAGGATTAACAGTAGAGCCCTCAAAGACTCTAAACTTACCGTCATTGTGATCTCTATAAAGACCGGAGTAATTAACATTACCCCCACTTACATATTCACCAAAGAAGCCAAGATCTAATGAATTACCAGGGTTAGCATTTCCAAACTTAACTAATGAGTCATTAATACTGACTGTAGCTGTTTGTAATGTGGTTGCTGTACCTCTAATGAACAAGTTGCCCTGTACAGTTAAGTTATTGTTAACAGTAACATCGTTAGGTAAGCTTAAGGTAATACCACCAGTACTTGCAGATGCAGTAATTTGATCGGCGGTTCCAGTAACAGAGGTAACACCAGAGTTGGTAACAGTAATGTTTGCATTTTCACCGGCGGCTCCAGATAAGGATATACCTGACCCAGCAGTAATATTACCAACAAAGTAACCTGTTGTATCAGCACCAAGTGCAACAGAATTGGCAGCAATTGTGGCAGTTAAAGTAACATTACCTGAACCGTCAAACAATACGTTACCTGTTAAGTCACCGGCAAGCCCGATGTCTCTTGCATTAGTCAAGGCATTGGCAGTATTGGCAACGTTAGAGGAAGCAGAGGCAGATATACCTTTGGTACCAATATAACGGTAACCGGTAATAAAGATTACTTTAGAAGAGGTTAATGAGGCAGGAATTGTTCCGCCAATGAAGTTTAATACTCCGGATACATAATCGAAATACCATTCACCTACACCGGAGATACCAGCATCAGATAATGCAGTATTACCAGTAGGGTCAGCAGTACCAGCGGTATCAGCATATACTTTAACAAAGTAAGTAGAACCAAATTCTGGAGGAATCCAATCAGTTAGTCCTGTTTTCCAGGTAGGGTATACACTAGAGATAGGGGTTGTGGTAGCATCAGCGGTACATTGAACTCTTGCTGTAGTCTGATATGCTTCTACAACGTTTGCGAGAGCAGCAGCGGTTGCAGGTATACTGGCCGATTGAACCCAGACTGTATCACCTCGGATAAGCGCCGGGCTTGCTATCGCCTCATTACTAGCACTTTTATTAGTGGCAAGATCAGTCTTAGTTGCGCCAAATAACTTTTTATAAAGTAAGTCAACTTTTTGTGTATCTGAAATAGCCATTTAATTGCTCGCTGTTTCTAATGAGAGAGCAGTAACGGTCTGCCCACTGGTTAATTTTATCCTCACATATATCTCATTAGTAGCTGTATCCGAACTAGAGACTGTGCCAAAAGTACAAGTCTTACTATGTGCAGTTACTGCTGAATTCAAAGTTACAACCCCACCTAGCGCACAACCATTTGATCCATTACCCCCAGCACCTGCACCTGGTACACCTGCACCACCATACGCAATACTCATATCCACCCAACCATTCAAGGTAGAGGATGTATCGATTGTACTACCTGGTAATGCAACCCAGAGCCCGGCAATAGTACCTGTAAATTTAATATTAAACTTAGATACCGATGTTCTTACAAATTTAAATGTAAAGTATTGAGCACCTGTGCGACCTGAACTTAAATCAGGTCCAACTGGTAAATAACCTGTAGAGTAGTTTACTTGATCGTGTTTTAATACTGCACCAACAATGGTTGCACAGTTAGCTGTTAACGTACCAGACTGACTGTTAAATGTAGTTGCATTAGCAGAATAAGCTGGATTATCTGTAGTACCAGGATTAACGATACGAGCAGCTAAGCCTGAACCAGTACCTACAGCAGAACCAAATGTAAGAGTTGTCTCTTCCATTGAGCTGGCAGTACCAGTCTTGTAAAGAATTGTTGGTGTACCTGATACAGTAAATGCAGAAGCACCACTGCTGTTATAACCATTAGTACTGGTTAGAGAAGGTCCACTTGAACTAGAACCAAAACCAGTTGTAATAGAAGAGGTTGTAGATATTGCAACGTTACCAGATGCAACATACAGGTTTTGAGTCAGAGGGGTTGAGACCCCGGCTGCAGAGTACGTAATGCTTGCAGGGGCTTGGAATGCTCCCCCTGCCGTACCAGTTACAAAAGTATCGGTTGTAGGGTACGTGTTACCACTTAAGCTATTAATATAAGCAGCTAACGTGAAAGAAGTAGCGCTTGTATAATGAGGAACCGTACTAGAGAAAATTCTGGTATTAGAAGATTCTGTAAGCGTCTTATTAGCAAATGACGGGGCAGCAGGATTACTATCATCATAATACCATGTTAGGGTATTTGTTGTGCCTGCTGCAGAATGGGTAATATAAACACTGTTCCAACCAGGCTTAGCAACCCCTGAGCCATTTGCATCAAAGCTTTCCCAGAACCCTTGCACAGCTCCGGTCTTAGTACCATAGTCTACGTTATCACCAATAACTAAGTTAGCACCATAGGTACCGTTATCACTACCGGTTGTTAATGCTCTTGAACCTGCAGATGCATCATTTAAAAATAATGTTAATGTACCGCTGTCACCAGGTCCTGAATCAGGTATAGTAGATGTTACATAGGAGGCAGCTCTTCTGGCTGCAATCGTTGTACCTGCAGCAACCGTTGTGTTAGCAGATGTATTAAAGAATTGTGCAAACCCTGTTGCCATTCTACTTGAAGTTGTAGCAGAGCTCATTGTTAGAGTATTACTACCGGCCGGGAATGCAGGAGGAGATGCAGGAACTAATTTACCAAGCACCTGATTTAATTGTGCAATACTATTTGACAATGTAGATCCAGTTGTTAATGCTACAGCATTACTAATTAAGTTACCCTGTGTAGCTGTTCCTACAGGTATGTCAGAACCGGCAATACTGGCAGAGAAGTCAACCCCAGATTCATTAATTGTAAATGTGTTACCAGATCGGGTAAATGAACCAATAGTTCCAGCGTTACCCCCTCCGCCGTCTCCTGCTGTAGCAACTGTATAGACATTGGATACTCTACCATATACGTCAACTGTAATTACAGGAGTATATGTGGTGTTACCGTATGTACCAGCAACAACACTGGTGTAAGCATTAGCAGCAAGCAAGGTAGTTTGGAAAGCACCAAGACCTGAAATACCTGTTGATAAAGGTAAACTAACACCGTTAGTTAAATTTATATAACTTGGTGTACCAAGATTAGATGCATTTAAAGATATAGCAGTATTAGATACCGACGTAACTCTACCGTATTGATCAACTGTAATAGATGGTATACTTGTTGTATTACCATATGTACCAGCCGTGACTCCAGAGTTTCCAAGACCAAGAGTTACATTAGCATTCTCACTTGCAGTTAAAATATTAATCGTACCGACCATACTACTATGGAATTGGCAGATATAGTATAATGTTGCAGGAGCATCTGAAGGAACAACGAATGTAATAGTTCCAACATCTATACCATTATTTGTTACTCCGGTAGAATAGGCGTTACCTGTACCTGTAGACTGGGTGGTCTTTATCCAGAATGGGTGACCTGAAGCCGATACATTAAAAGTATACGTATAACCTCTGTACAGGGTAAGTGTAGGGTTACTGGCTCCGTTGATTGTGTACGCACTCGCACCACTATTAGTTACAGTATAGGTGTCACCGACAATTATTAAACCGGTACCAGCAAACACATTACCAACATAGCTGCCTGTAGTATCGGTACCTAATGCTACTGAATCCGCTGCAATGGTTGCGTTAATAGTAATATCTGCTGAACCATTAAAGAATGCATTACCTGTTAAATCACCACCAAGGGTAATATTTCTAGCAGTTGTTAATGTATTAGCTGTATTAGCAATCGTAGCACTGGCAGCTGAACCAGATATGTTACCGGTAAATGTATTAGCGGTAATGGAGTTGGCAGAAAAGTTACCTGAACCATCTCTTTTAACCAGGTTACCGGCTGTATTATTGGCTGTAGCACCATCGACAATATCCGTATAATACTTACCACCAACCTTGTGAATGGATGGGGATGCATTAGCGTTTACCGATTCGATGTAAAGTATGGCTCCTGCGCCATCGGAGGATGCATCTTGTGAATAAGCTAACTCTGCTTCTGCAAGATCACTTACCGTTGGAGCGGCAATATTAGCCGTTCGCTTTATTTGAATAATTGTTCCGGTAGCCATGCTATCCTCTTATTGTTATTTTAGTAGCGACCACCATCGACGGAAACAACTGCTGATGTTACCGCCTGGGCTACCCATTTATTTGTATCGGAATCATAAACTAAAGTAAACCCATCTTGCACAGAGGAGGTATTAACATCACCAAGAGACGTCAATGTACCTCCGGTTGATTTTCTTACAATTAAACTTGATGGAGATGTACCACCTTGGTTCATCGCAATGGAAGAAGAGTTAACAGGTGAACCAATAGATACAGAACTAACTGTGGCTGCCGGTTGAATGACAATCGATTGATTTGTAGATGGTCTTATTGTTACTGCCATTATTTAGTCGCCTCTGGATACACTGTTACAATTCCTTCTACAACTCTTTCTACTGTCAAGGTATTGGAGTTAACTAATTCGAGATCATAAACGTAGCGCCCAGCCTTAATGTTAGCTGATTGAGCAGCGGTAAAATTAAGGGTGATTTCCCCGTTAGCAGGGTTTGTGATTACTACTGTAAATGCAGTATTGGAAGATGAATAGTAAGACCGTCTCATCTGAGAACGACCTGTATAGCCGGTTAGATTCCTGGCCGAACCCGTATCGTCGTTAACTGCAATAGAAACCGAGTACGTTGTTCCCTGATCTATAGTAAGATTTGAGATACTTGCCATTTTTTTCCTCAATATTTATCGTATATTTATAAAAAAAGGGCCATAAGGCCCTTCGGTATTAAGTAATAAATTTTTTACTCATTACCTGTACGAGTAGATGGGAATTGACGAGCGCACCCTGGGTAAATAATACGAACAGCACCCTTACCAGCGGAAGTATTAGGAGTTCCTACACCCCCTCCATAGTTACCGCCTCGGCCGTATGTTACGCCATATGGTGCACCAAAACAGTCGTAACTTGTCGATGTTGATGTTCCATTTTCACCACCTGATCCCCCCTTGCCAAAACCAGAGGTATTAGTACCACCTGGATTGCCTCCGGAAGTTCCTAATCCACTTTGTCCGCCGCTAGTTCCTTGGCCAAGGATACCTACACCGCCGCCTCCGCCGCCTCCCCATGTGGTTCCACCACCTCCGCCGCCACCGCCACCAGATCCAGCAGCGCCTTGGGGTTGATGTGTGTATGGGGGAACAGATGACGTATATGCTCCTTCGCCACCTGCACCTGTGTAGCCGCCAGCGCCACCGCCGCCATAAGGTGATCTTTCGTTAATTCGGTAGCCAGCGTCACCTCCAAAACCTCCGCCATCACCTGCGTAACCACCACCTTTTTCCCAGAACTGACCTGTAGTACCACTGTAACCATGTCTGCCTGAAACTGTTTCATTGCTTATAAAATACGAATTAGCTCTCTGCTCTCCAGCTACTACGCTGTATGGATTTCCTGGAACTACAGTAATGTTATTTTTCCAACCCAAACCACCGCCTCCGCCTGGGCCGTAATAAGTACTATTTCCCCCGCCACCCACCGCAACAACTGAGACTGATGTTACCCCAGCCGGTGCAACCCATGTATATGAACCGCTACATGTAAATGCTGCTTGACCAATAACTGGCGGGGTAATACTGTTAGATGCAGCACTTGCAGACCCGGTACCAGCACTGTTAGTTGCTGTAACGGTAAAGGTATATGCTGTTCCAGGTGTCAGCCCGGTTACAGTAATGGTTCCTGAACCTGCTTGAGACAGTGTACCTGTAAGACTTCCTGGTGAAGAGGTAGCCGTGTAGGATGTAATGGTTAGACCACCATTGCTTGCAGGTGCTGTAAATGGTACAGAAGCGGTTGTCCCAGAAACTGTTGCAGTGCCAATAGTTGGCGCCCCAGGTGCGATACCTGCTACCGCAGAAGTTGCATTGGAGTTAGCAGAGACTGCAGATACAACGTTAGTAGCAGTTACTACACAACGGATTGCATTTCCAACGTCTGCATTAACTAATGTATATGTGCTAGAAGTTGCGCCACTGATATTTGAACCAGCTCTTTGCCACTGATAGGTAAACGTTGGCGTTGGAACACCATTCCATGTACCATTGGTGGTAGACAAGGTTTGACCATTTGTTGCCGTTCCTGATACAACAGGTGCTACCGTGTTAGCTGGCGCCAGGTAGGTAGTAATTGAATTACTGGCTGAACTCGCCACACTGGTACCAACTGAGTTGGTAGCAGTAACAGTAAAGGTATAAGCAGTTCCTGTTGTTAGACCTGACACTGTTATTGTACCAGAACCTGCTTGACTTAATGTACCAGTAACCCCACCTGGGGAAGAAGTAGCGGTGTAGCTGGTAATAGCTACGCCTCCGTCTCTTGCAGGCGCGGTAAAAGCAACAGTGGCAGTAGTTGTACTAGTTGCAGTTGCTGTACCAATGGTTGGTGCATCTGGTTTGGTGGAATAAGTTCCACCGGCGATTACTGATAAAATACCGGTCATATTAGGTCAATCCTGTTCCTGTTATAATCCAAGAGGTAGAAGTTATTTTAAGTGCGTTTGCAACACCGTATTGGGCAAGCGATCTATTTCCTGTGGTACCCTGACCACCTAGATACATTGTATCAGAGTTAATAGAAATTGTTACTACCTGGGAGGTCATATTTGAAAATGCTATTACAGTACCGATAGGGTATGCAACCGATGCATTTGCCGGAATGGTAAATGTTCTTGCATTAGCATCAGAGGCTGGGTGAAAGATGTGCTTACCAGAATCTGCTAAAACAGCGGTGTATGAAGCTGACTGACTGTTTTGAGGTAGGTTTCTAAATCCAACTGCATCAGTACCATCAACGGTACAAGATGATAATGTCCCCGATGATGGAGTACCAAGTGCTGGAGAAACTAAAGTAGGACTATTAGCGAATACTAATGCACCAGACCCGGTTTCATCGGTAATTGCACTAGCTAAATTAGCACTTGACGGGGTTCCAAGAAGTGTTGCGACTCCTGTACCTAAGGATGTAATTCCTGTACCACCTTGAGCTGCTGATAGGGGGGTGGTAAGTCCGGAAATTGAAATTCCGGTAATGTTTCTACTATCATCAATGACAGTTGTTCCGCTTACTTTAATTGCCATCTTCGTTCCTTATTATTGTTACTCGGCTTTATTATTTATGTTATACTACCAGATACTAACGCTATATTAGAAGTAACAAAAAGAATTGTCGCAATGCCACGGGTAGAAATATCAAATGTACTTACATCCCCATCAATTCCACTCTTATATACAGTTGTAACTGCTTGAACATCGCATGTAATCGCATTTGCGGTATTATTAAATAATGAAAACGCATCGCCAGCGGCAAAAACGTTAGCTGTGAGGGTAACGTTTCCACCTGTACCTAAAATAATAAGTTTACCAACATCCCCTACCACAGGGTTATATGTGGTAGTTTTTTCACTTGAAGCTGGTAAATTTTTATAACCTACGGGGTTTGTACCATCTGCAGTACAGGAAATAAGGTTACCGGAAGCAGGTACCCCGAGTGCTGGAGCTACAAAAGTCTTATTAGTTAGAGTCTGGATACCATTTAAGGTAACAGCTGTGCCCCCGCTACCCCCAACCGATGCAAATACATCCCATGTATTACCTGTGTATACCAATTGTACACTAGCGCCATCTATATCTAATATTAGATCATCTGCTGCATTTTCAATAGTTGAACCATTTCTGGCGACTGTTACAGCGTTAGCACCAAAAACTCCATATGAATCTGCTATTACCACCTGATTACCTACTGCAGGTGAAGCAGGTAACGTTATAGTAAATGCACCAAGTGCGGTATTAGCAAGAACACCTTCGTTATTATTAATGTTGTAATTGGCAGACTTAACCACATAAGACAGACCGCTGGCAGGCAATGCACTACTTGCCCACACATTACCATTACTGGTCAACACATTGCCACTAGAACCAACTGCGTATGTAATAGAGTTAATTGCAGACACCAGGTTGGCATTAGCTGTCGTACTTAAATTAGACAGAACCCCTAACGTAATATTAATGTTAGAAAAGTTATTGTCCACTTCCGAATTAGTCAGAGGCGTACCCTTTACGGTAGACTCTGGACTAGAGATCGAATTAGCGGTTCTTAAGAGTATCGTTGCCATGTAATTACCTTACAGTATTCTTTTGAATATTTATTGTTTATTTATCTGTCTTAGATTGACTGATTAAAGTACGAAGCATATCTTTAAGTTCATCAAGTTCTTGCTTCATACTATACATTTCTTTTTCTAGACTCTCGGTAGAATTAGCCGTCTTTTGAGCCAGTGTTCTCTGGTTAATATAGTTCTGCCTGGCTACTTGATCTACTACCAAAATAGCTTTTGAATTAGGATCCCTATACAGGGTAGGGTGATCCTTAACTTTTAATACTTGTTTAATCATTCTAAAGCAATAATTCTTAGATCTTTAACCTTAGGATAAGTGGCAATACTAGTAGATTTAAGCACTACTTTAATTACAAACGCATTAAAAGATGCTAAACTATCTACAAGTTTTTCAATGTCAACAAACTGACCATCGACGGTATTTTTAATAGTAGGTAAAGATAATTGGGTATATTCTTTAGTATCAAAACTTATTGCTTCACTACCGTTTTGTAATTTATAATATACTTCAACGTCTGCTCCAGCCGGCTTAGATACTGCAAACCGTACTAATAAACTAGTTGCAGGCGTTGCAAGTTCAATTTTCCTAGTTACATAATTTGAACGAGTACTACTTCCTGAAGCAGCTTCATCAGAAACATACATTGGTCTGTAAACAATACTTGTTACGTTGCCAGAAGGAACAGCATTAGATACTGGTATACTAAAAGATGCACCTTCATTAGAGACTGCCGTCAATCTGAATGTACCATTGTTAGTGACAGCACCAGATGTGGTAATGGTAACAAAGGCCCCTGGTACCATGGTCTTAACGTTTGCTTTTTCTAATGCTCCCCCTATTGTTACATTACCTGTTCCATTGAATGAAATAAGGGTATTAGCATTAGCAATAGTAACTAGATCTGTACTTAAGTTATCGGCTGTAGAAGGAGAATTAATATCCGGTGTTATAAACAATGCACTGGTAAAAGGAAGATCAATCGTGGGGGATACAAAACCATCGCTAGTTTTTAATTCTAATCTGTAAACAAAACTCTCTGCCCCTGCCATAGAAATAGAAGCATTTTGATTATCTACTAATAATCTTTCAGTATTATAATAAATAGTATCCGGATTAAAAGATTCAAAACTACTAACCGTAAAAGACGTATCAGTAGTTTTTAATTTATGGTTAATAACAGTTCTTGGAGGTGTCGTAGTACTGATTGCTGGATATATAGCAGAAAATTTACGAGGTGTTGTAGCTGTAATTCCTCCACCTCCAAATCTACCACTAGTTATATTACCAGTAATAAAAGAGTTAGCTGCCGTAGCAACTGTATAACCATTAGCAACCACGTTACTTACTGTTAGATATGTATTTGCTAGTAAAAGAGTAGGTATGTTGCTAATAGATACTGTATTGCCTGAAGTATTAGCTTCATATGCAAAATGTCCAGGTATACCATCGTACTTAACAACTGAACCATTTGTAAACCCGTGGTTTTTATGGTATACTCTTAAAATGGATTGACCATTAAACGCCTGAAAGGGGTTATTTTCAAGCAAAGCCAAGGTAGGCTGTTTAAGAGAATTTTTAGAAACAATTAAATCAACAGTAGCTACCTGGGAGGTAACGTTGGCGCGGTATATTTTAAACTTTACGTCGCGAGTCTGATCTACTGTCCAATTAACTCCATTGGTAGACATAAGCATAACCCCTGAATAGGGTTGCTTAAAGATGGTGGAGCCAGTAGCATTATCTTCTCCTCCTATTTGTCCAACATAAACCCGATGTTTTTTGCTATCAGAGGATAAAGCAAAACAGTATTGCCCAGACTCTAAATTTATAGGTACAGGAAATGTAAAACTAGTAGCTACAGCTGCATTTGCAGACGTGTTAATATTATCGGAATCAACTACAACTATTGAGTTAGGTAGAATAGATGAACTGGGAATACCATTTTCAAGTTTTCTAACAGAAAGTTCCACAGGTAATTTATCATGTTTTTCACTAAAAAATAAATCAATTTTAGTTAGAAGTAAGTTTCTGTCGACAAAAAAGGATTGAGCAAGTGTGTCTGAATAACCACTTAACCCTGTTCCACCGTCTGCATTTAGACTAGGCATTTATTTTCCTTGATATACATTTTATTTAATTAGGGGTATTGACTTGCGACACCATTAGTTCTTAAAGTGTCCCAGGCTGAGTTTCCTGATGCTCCATCTTCAATAATACTTAGGGTAATAGCTGCAGCATAATTTGCGATCGCTGTCTGTATTCCCGCTTCCGTATTAGGGAAAGAACCGTTAGCAAGTCCAACTTCCCAGAACGAAAGCATATCGGCAGTAGGGGTACCAGCATCGACAATTGTTGCTACCGTTTCTTTTGTTGCTTCAAAAATTGGAACAATTGTTGTATTAAAATCGGCGCCTGTTATCGAAGCAACTCTTTCTGTAAAACCATTACCACTACTATCAGTAGCAGAGAGAATGTTGGTTGCTGTAAGATACTTATTTACAGTAAGCCCGTTTGGTAATACGTAACCGGGATCTGCTAAGGCAGATGTAGGGTTAATTGTAGCAATGGCAGGGCCGGATTGGAAGGAATATTGAGTTCCTCCATCATTCGCAACCACTTCTCTATTAAAATCATAACCAGCAGGGGTATTGACTGCAGCTTGTTGTATAACAGTAAGTGAGCTACCTCTCTCAGCAGCATATGCTGCAACAGCATCCCTATACGCTTGCGCCGCTGCTGGATCAGAACACCAATTATAATTAGCTCCAGCTCCTTCATTGTATAATGCACCTACCACTATGTAATCTAAAGCTATTACAGGCGCCTTTGGTGGCTGAACAGGAAGGCCACAAACTGTAACTGGAGGGAATGGAGGTTGCGGTCCAGTACCTGGCTCGCCTCCTCCAGTATATACTTGTGGCTCGTATACTGGAGACACAGTATTTGCAGGAGGCGGTGAGGAAGTATCTACAAAAACAACCGGTGGAGTATATACTACCCTTGGAGGTTCAGTATATGAAATTGTACCGCTTGCTGTATATATGGCGTCAGCAAAAGATTCTTTATCACTGCTATCAGTTGGAGAATCGGTGAGTCTAAATTTAACCGAACCAGCAGGGATCCTGAGACTGTTTATATCTAAGTTATAGTTAAACGTACCTGTAACAGTCCCCTTGTCATCGGTAATTATATCAGCATTTGCGGTAAGAAAATCGCCGGTAAATGTAACATTTGAAGTAGTATTAGCACTCTTACAGAAATCGGTAACATTGTATTCATTAAAAAAGGCAAACATTTTTGTATTAGGTTTAAGCTTTTTAGCTGTAAATCTAATCGATGCGCTACGTATGAATGGAAAGACTGCATTGGTAGAACTACCTGTGGTGCTGGCATCTGTAATTACCACACCACCTTGTACCGCCTTTGCAGCATCTTTGTTTGACGGTGTGTACCAAAACTGCTTCCAAGATCCCCATACAGAACCATAGGTTGCTTCACCTACAGAATCTGGAATAAAAGTATCGTAGGCACCAGTATCATCTCTGTATATCAATGGTTTATCTGATGTGCTAAACCATGTGTCACCTGGAGGGGAAAGAGTCATTGATCCTGTAAAAGTATAATTGTCATACGGGTTAATACTTTCGACAGAATCGGAAAAATCATTAACAATATATGGTAGATCTTCATACTGTAGCATTACAGTATTATTCTTTACTACATATCCGTTATTAGTTCTATTTGCTGCAGTGGGGGTTTGTTCAACTAATTTAAAATTATCTTGAATAAATGCAGGTTTTAATTCCCCACTATCAAAATCCATAGAGATGTTATAATCTAAATTGCGTACATCACCAATACCATGCCCTTTAAATGCTTCTACTACGAAACCATTTTTAAATCTATCTAATCCAAAACTATCTTTGACTGAAAATACCGCAGTATCTAATTCCAATAAAGACAAGGTAGTATAGTACTCAAGATTTTTAATTCGGTTTTCTAGTTTACCAATATCTTTCATGGTATAGCGTTTTTGGTCTATAGCATAAAAGATTGAGTCTCTATTAATATTAAACCCGTATGCGGGGTGCTCTACTACAAATAGTGGCATAGCTTCAACCGGTATTAAAGGCTCTACAGGCTCAAGGCTTGATATACCTTCTTTATACGTTATCTTGCCATCACTGGTAATAAAGATTTTATCGGTTCTAGGTAAATAATAAGAATAGTCAGTTTGAAAATCGCTCGCATAATCTAAAAATTCATTTCTTACTGCTCCGGTATTTTTAAAGTTTACACCGTCGTTAGAAATTCTCGGTCTTAGGTCAATAGAGTCTCTTAAAGAATAAACTATACCTTGATCTTTAAAGGTAGGGATAGTATCATAGTCTGGGTATGACTCAGCGCTAAAGTAATCCCCTGTACCATGCGTAAAGAAATCATAATGTATTTTTATAGGGCCTACAGGAGCAGGCTTACCAGGTTTTAATTTAATCTTAGATATACCGTAGTAAGTAGAAGTTTGGCCACTCTCTAAAGTATAATTATCTGAAATATCAATTGAATTGCTTTCAAGATAAGACGTTCCAAAAGCATTAGCTGACATTCTTACATTAGATAAACTATATGCATCTGCAACACCAAGAGAGATGACGGTTGCTTGACAATCAGTTCTGGTAGTATAGGTAGCCGAAGTAGAAGTAGAGGTCTTTGCTTTGGCTGCAGGATCGCTCTTAATAATAGTGGTATAAACTAATACGTCTTGATTGGTCAACCCGTAGTCAGTAAGGTCAATAGATATGTTACGATTGGTAGGTGCATCGGTAAAGGTAATTTCATCTGATTCAATTTTATATAATTTACCAGCATTACCCCCGCTTACTACAACAGCAAAATAATCTTGATCTGTTCTTGAAGCAAATGTTGTTCCAACTGCCGTAGTTAAAGCTACTATGTTTGCAGAAAGTGTACCGTAAAATACTCTTCTTGTACGTAAAGTAATATCACTAAGATCTTTGATTACGTTATTTGGCATTGGAAAAATATATGATGCTTTATCATTATCAACCAAAACTGCTTGATCTCTAGTTGTATTTACACCAGAAATAGTTGCGAGGGGGTAATTTCTGTCTATTGTTAAATCAGAATTAGAAGTTACTGCAATAATTCGATACGAATTAGAGGTATCGGAATTAAATTTAATATAATCACCAACCTCTAAGTCAGAGGTAAATACAGAGTTAACCCCTGTAATAGTATTGCTTCCGTTTGTTATAGTAACTGTACCTGTAACTAAGGTATTTGTAGATGGAACTATGTTAGCTGTAAAAGCTGTTGAAACATAACCAGTATCAGAAACACTTGCATGGTACAGCTGTTTTACATCTCTTTCAAACGTATACCCGCTATTCATATTAATATCAAATAAGAAGGTATTGAAGGTGGAGGCGGCCAACATGGCATTGCTTGAAGGAGATTCAAAGCCTCTAACCTTTGCATTACCTACTAGCGTACCTGCAGGAGAGCCAGGCGTGGCAGTATACTGATCGTAAAGATTTATATCTATTAAGTTAGAAGTAAAGTTAGGAATACCGAATGCATCTTTTATTTCTACATAATTACCAATAGGGGTTCTAACTACTGCATTAGTAACGTTAGCAGTATCTCTGGGCTTGCTAAAAGTAAAATAACGATTAGATTGAGTTTCAACTTCGTAACCTTTTACATAACTTTTACCCGGGGTTAAGATAGCAATAGCAAGATTGGCGTTACCTTGGGCATTGCCTGTAAAACCGGTAAGGTCTGCAGAGGTAGCAGCATGCTCTATAAATTTAAGATTAAATGGCTTTACCGTGTAGTCACCAGATTCATCAAAAGTTCTTCTGGCTAATTCATCTGCTAAAATATTGTAACCAGGCTTATCTACTAAATTAGTTTCTTGACCATTAACTACTCTTAATAATTCTATAAAATTATCTGAGTCGTTAGTACTAAACGATCTTTTATTAAGAGACAGTTCTATTTTATATCTATCTGCACCTGGTGCAAAATAATTAAAAGTACTAATAGCAGGGTCTAAAAGCGATTCATCATCTTCGCTGTTAATCGCAGATTCTACTATTTCAAGTCCTACTCTATAGTTAGAATTACTAAGGTACTTATCCAGAATAATAGTATTAGCAAATACTTTAACAAAATGGTCTTTAACAAAATATACACCATCACTGATACTTGCCCCCAGGCACTTCCCAGTAGATGAAACAGTAGCACTGTAAAGTGTACCTGTATCATTTGTAACAATATCTTCAGCCGCACTAAAGGTGCTAGCAGTTCTACTGGTACCAGAATCTAAATATTTAACAAAAATTGTAGGAGGGTCAATAGCTGTAGCAGGCTCGACCTTCATTACTATAGCTCTGATTCCAGACGTCTGACCAATCATCTCTCTATTAAGATAATTAGTAACGTCAATATCCGTAGAATTGAATGTTGACAGTAGCTTTACAAAATTAAAGTTTTGATCAAATTTAACGTTACCTGGTATAACCATTGAACCAGGTTTAAACACATGGTTACCGAATCTTGAAACTTGATTTTGAAGTATATTTTGAAGTTGGTTTAGTTCTCTTGCCTGAACAGCCACACCAGGTTTAAAAAGAATACGGTGAAAGCCCTTACTCTCATTGTAGTCATCGTAGTACGGATCGGTGTTAAAATTAATCGCCATCTCTTACCTGTTATAATTTGATTACTGTTCTTAGTGTAACTAACTGTTGTTCGCTGTAGCTAACTGATGTTCTATTATCAATGTACAGCAAGTCACCGCTAAATTTATTTATCGTGGGGGAAATTGTCAGATCTGTAATGGCATAGTCTAAATCTGAAGTTTCATCTGTCAATACATCACCTGTACTTACGTCGTGATTGTTTTTGTTCTGAACTAGTATCTGATTGCTAGAAGGTACTATTTCAACGACTTCAAAATATCGTTTTGAACCACCAGCTTCATGTGCCAAAACAGTATCTCGTTCGAGCCCTACAATTGTATCAAGTGTAACTAAATAACATGCACTTCCAATAACATTGGCAAATGCTCGCTCATTACCATATTGTTTTAAATCTTTAATAATACCAAACTGTCTGTAATCATTCTTTACATCAACACCTAGGTTCTTTTCATTATTTATGGTAGAGGTAAACATCAAAGTATCCGCAAACAGTTCACTGACTGGATCACTACCATGTCCTCTGTATGGGGAAATAATAGCTGATGCATTAGCATTAGCCCCGTCCCCTGTTATGGTTACATTTGCATACGTGTAACCCGAACCCGGAGTCAGTACAGAGATGTAACTGATAGTATTATTAACTATAACTGCATTGCCGGTGAAGCTAATACCGTCTCCAGATACGGTGACGTTAGCGTATGAATAACCGTTACCCACATTACCAACTCTCAATGCATGAATACCACCATCCACCGCAGAAAGCTCTACCACAGTCTGTAAGGTATCAATATCGTCTACAGATAGATTGGCGAATAGATTAGCACCTGTACCTGTTGCACTTGCAACAGTCAAGTTTAAATAGGAATAACCATTTCCGCGGTTTTCAATTATAACATCTTCAATTTGACCGGCAGTATTAACAAAGGGTGTAGCAACAAAGCCTGTACCATCACCAATTGCTGAAATAGTTGTTTGAACGTTAGAACTGTATTTCGTACCTTCGTCTTCAATTAAAACAGAATGGATAGTACCGTTACGTAACACCGGGGTCAGAATAGCAGAGGTTGCAAAGAACAAGTTAGCAGTTGCATTAGAAGTAGGCTGACTGTTACCAGTTGTACTGATAGAAATTGTAGTATTTGCTCGGGCACCGGTTATGTAACCTGTACCTTTATTAGTCAACACAACATCTACCAGTGCATTGCTACTGAATATTAAATTAGCAAAAGCATTCGATGAAGGCTGTATGAGACCTGATGTAGTTATAGTTGCTGTAGTATTAGCAATAGCAGCTGCACTATAACCTGTACCGGCGCTGAATATTCTTACATTGCTGATACTGTTAAGAAGACTTGTCCCTGTACCACCACCATCATTAATGGTAATAGTTGCGGTCTTATAATTTGCTCCTACATCTCTAATCTTTACATCAATAAATTCCCCGGATGTATTAAACACCGGAGTTAAATTTGCGATTGAGTTGCCAGTTTTACCTAAGAACTCACCAGTTACAGTTAGGGTAACATCATCATTACCAGTATAACCTGAACCGGCATTATTAATTGTAATGCTACTTACTTCACCTTCTGAATAGTATGCATTTGTTACCGCTCTTTGCACTGGCATAAAATCTGATGTTAAGAATCGATTTTGTGAAGAAAGAGGGATGGTATAAAGATACTTCCAAACATAACCGTCAGCTGTAGTGATTGTAGTGATGTCTTGGCCCGAGGGCTCAACTGTTGATACAGCGTTGTTATTATTAAATATACATTTATATACACCAAACGAGCTTGTCAATACATAGAAGTTAGCTGTCTTAATACTTGTAGCGCCAGAATAGGCTGTAAAAGTACTGCTGTAATTACCATCAAATTGATCATATACTGTACCTGTAGTCCAGTTTTTTCTCGAAACTACATAGGAAACGTCTCTTAAATTAATCTTCTTAACACTAAGAATACCATTACGCGTCTTGTATTCATAGTCCTGCGTAACTTCGGGGGTTTCCGGGGTCTGTGGACTGGCCCACTCAATTATATTACCAATAAAATAGTAATAGTTCGCTCTTCGCGATAAGAATTCATTATAAACACTATCCACCAACGAACGGTGAATAGTATCTTTTAAGAGAAAAGACATATTATGCTACAGTAACGTTCCAAGTAATAACCACAGTATCACCAGCAGCCTTGGTTACAACACCAAATACTGTTCTGCACAATAAGTTACCAGAAGAAGAAGCATTTAAAATACCAGCTTCAGTCAAAGCACCAGTACCTGTACCTGCTGGGAAAGTAGCTA